CTGTACCGACACTTCGTGTTCCGCATCTTCTTTTGTTTTGAAGAACCCAAAATATGAATCACAAGATCCTGTCTTATCACACACTCCGTAAATTATCTCTCTTTGACCCATAACATTCTAATTTTTCATCTTTAACATTCCACAAATCTTTCACTCCCTCCGTCATATGACAGTTATGTTTCTTACCAGTTCTCTTACCGAAATCAACAATCATATCATTGTGACGATTACGAATAGAGTGGGGACATTCCTTACAGGGTTTCTTCATTAAACAAATATAAGAAACTTTTTCTAATAAAACAAATTATTTTTTAATCGGGAGTGATCCTACAACTTCAACTGTTACGGTGGTGATACCAGCTTTAATGAAATTCAGTTGTTTGGCGGTTCCATAAGATACATCAATTATTCTTTTTGATGATTTTGGTAACCTGTCGTTGATTTTAACATACCTTATGGAGTCATTCTTAAGATTTGTAACTCTAACTAAGGTACCGAACTTTAATGTCTTATGAGCAGCAAATAAACTATCTCTGTGGAACTTTTCACCTGATGCAGTTAAACGACCAGTATAATTCTGACCATAGTATGAAGCAGTTCCTGTTTGTGTTTCACTTTGGGTAAATGAAAAGATCGTAATTAAGATTAGTGGTGTAATTATTTTTCTCATAACGTAAAGGTATGGAAAAATAATGAATAAATAAATGTTATTACTTATATTTTATCTCAGTGTCGATTCTTCTTTTACCACGTTTCTTCTCCATAAGTTTTTGGTGAAGATCCCAATTTAGGATTGATTCCGCGACTTGAGTGTCATCTTTAGCCATCGCATAAAGTTTAGATATTTTCTTTAACATTTTGTTTGCATTGTAACTCATATTTTCAATTTCCGACTTAAAGAAATCTAATGGTTTGTCTCTGAATTTACTAACGTAGTTTAGGAATGTCTTTCTTACATCCCCAATTTCCCCCACCATTGGGTCTATTTCTTGTCCCATCATATGTTTTAACGCATTTTCTAACTCTTCTTGTTGGTTGGTGGTCATGTCCATAAAAATATCCATCTTATTATTGAGTAAAATAAAATATATCCGTTCTAAAACCATTCTAATTTTTTCACTATCTGTCATAGTCGACGGATCTTCTCCCATATGTTCCAAAAGTTTATCAACTCTATCCATTTGTTCATGAATCATCATTATAAATTTTTCGAATGTAAAATCTTTGATCTCTTGTAATTCTTTATAAACTCTATTATTTTTTAAGAATTCATAAAATTGTGATTTGTTAATATTTTGATGTTCCATCTCTGATGCAATTTCAACAGGTCTAACCAAGTTTTCCGCCATGTGCCCATAATACAAGAATCTCATAAATTTTTGATCTACAGCAGGAATACCAAAATTACCATAACGCATAATTGCTTGATATTCCGCATCTCTACCTATTAAATCAAATTCTTTTGATTGTTTGTCATATTTGTGTTTTAATTCGTGCGCAATAGATGGTAAGTATTTGTCTTTATTTTTTACAAATGTGTTATATAACTCATAAGGTTCCCAATCACTACCAACACCGAAAGTAACCTCAATCTCCGCAGTTGACGATGGTACAGTTCTTTTTAACTTTATGTTTCTATCAAAATGAAAACTTTGACCCATACCCATAGACATAACATCAGGTTTACCATCATAACCAGGAAATTCTTCAACATTTACCGTTAATTGGATTTCATCAATTATGATTTTTTTCTTATCACCCATTTCATAATTGGGATAATTATTGAAAGTGTATTGATCCTCCTTTTCATCAATACTCTTAAGATTTACCGCAATCATATCGAACACCTCTTTTGCGGTGTTTAATATATTATCAGGTACACCTAACGCTTCGGTGATTAGTCTTAATTGGTTTTCGGTAATAAGAATATTTTTCATAATAATAAATATGTTGGAGTTGTGATTTAACCCACAACTCCTAACATGCCGTCTAAGTGGTGGTCGTTTGTAACATCGGATCCGACTTCTCTTTTATCCATCATATGTATGATCTCAGTAATACTGTATGGATATAGGTTATTACCATCCAAACCAACATCTAACTTCTTACCGTTACCCCATTTATTTTGTGGTGATAAGTGGACATGTCCGTGAAGGTGAATAACACCCTTACTTAATCCGTGCCAACTGGCAAATGGGTAATGACATAACACAAAGTTAGCGCCATCAATTTTAACCTCACGGTATTCTTGAACTGAGATGAATCGATCCCTTATATCTTCTCGATTAGATTTGATGTGTTGATCATGGTTCCCCATAACCAAGTGCACATTCTTACAAACCAAACGATCTAAAAACTCACCTATCTTATCAAATCCACCGAAAGAAACATCCCCTAAGTGAATTAATGTATCGTTCTGTCCGACCTTTTCATTAATATTATTAATGATCTTATCGTTCATTTCACTTAATGTTTGAAAATCTCGTGTGGATCCAATTGGTATTTCCCCTTCAGGAGTCCTCCAATTAGTTATACCTCTACAAATGTTTGTATGGTGGTAGTGAGTATCAGATGTTATCCATACTCTACCAGTTGTTAATATATCACCAAATTTTATCATAACACAACTTCAAATCTGTTTTTCATTAAACTTAACACTTCTTCAGGAACATTGTGTTCATTCACTCCTCCGTGTCTGTTCTCGATGATGATTGAGAACACTCTGTAATCGTGTTGTTCCGCCAACTCAAAGTACGGTTTCATTTCCCATTCTTGCGTGAACGTGTTTGAAACAACAATTGTCTCGTTAAGACCTGCGGTGGTATTTAAAATCATCGCGGTGTTCACACTATCTTGACACCACTTATGAGCCTCCTTAATTTTGGACATGTCAAATTTATATTCTCCGTCCTTCATAAAGAACATGTCTGCTTCAAAATGAGTTCCACCTAAAGATTTTGCGAATGTTGATTTACCGCTACCAGGTATACCACGAACTATATATAATGTTTTCATACCACAAAGGTAATAAAAAAAACGGCATAAAAAAAGGGAGATCACTCTCCCTTCAATTTTTTTTAGATTTATTTAGATATCTATACCTAAATATTGTTTAATCGCCACCTTTGTTTTTGGTCCAGAAATACCGTCAACATTAAGACCCGCATTGAAGTGTTTGTTTAATCTCGTTTGGACGTCCATCACTTCAGTTTTGCTTTGTTCTTGTAAAATTGCACTTTCAATCATGTAATTTTTAATTTTTCTATACTGTGATTCAGTTACTTGTATTTTTTTCATTTTTTTTATTTTAATAAGTTAATTATGACATACCATACATTTCATCTGTTACGATTATTTGTTGGGGTTCTTCTTCTCCACCTTGTCCATATGGATTTATTAGTTCTTCAGGTGGGAAAGCCTTTAATATGGTTTCGTAATCAAATGGGTATATCTGACCACCTCCACCAGTATTAGTTCCACCAGTATTAGTCCCACCAGTATTAGTTCCACCACCACCAGGTATAGGTGTAGGTGTTGGTGTTGTTTGAGTCACTTGAGGTTTTGCAAAAAATAAATTTTTCTTAGTTACAGAACAAAATTTATGTTTTCTAACTCTTGTTTTGTCATTTGCTAATTCTTTATATCTTTTTTCAGTTATCTGTGTGTAACCAGCATCAGTAAAACTTTTTACAATACTTGGACATCCACTTTTTGTAGGTGTTGGGACTTTTTCTTCCTCTTTTTTATCATATTTCATATGTTCACACAAGTCGTCCATTTTTTTTAATTCTCTTTGTGTTCCTGAAGAAATACTACCACCTGGTACATAAAAAGACCCTCCTACTTGTAATTTTCTAACGGTGTCTCTATTTCTTCTAAGTTTGTTTGGCCAACAATAATAGTAAATGTTTCTACTTACTCTTTTACCTGTATCAGGGTCTTCCACAGTTGCGGATGAAACTAAATTACCTTTAGTTGTTGGTTTAAATACAGCACCTCCAACAATGACTTTTTTTACATTGTAATCTAATTGGTTAGTCCCATAAACCGATTTAGTTAAGTCTAATTTTCTAGTGAGTTTTGCGGTTTCATTTTTATAATTAATTTTTACGTCATCATCCTCAATCTCCATTACTTCATCAGTATATTGTTCTTCAATCTCTTCTGAAACAATATTTCTTTCTTTATCAATTTTTTCTTTATGTAATGAAAGAATCCTTTTAGATTCTTCTTCAGTTAATACAAATTTGTTTTTCATATTATATTTTTCTTAATAAATATACCAAAAACAAAAAAAGGTGAGAAAACTCTCACCTTAATTTTGGTCCGACATGAATCTGTCATCTACTCCACCACTTTGTTTTGATAGAACAAAGAAACTATATTTTTTTAATCCAAAGTTTAACCTTTCGACTTGTATTAAATATATCATAAAAATCTAATCCGTCAACATTTCCTGAAACAATATTATAGTTATATAAACTCCCGCCAATATTACCCCAAGCCGTGTCATACAAACTCAATTTATATGTTGTTGGTGTAACACCCAAATTATACTTACTTGGATATCCGTTGAACTTGTAATCTTCATTGTTGATGAAAACTAAAGTGTCTGATCGGTTCTCGGACATCATATCCGTATTTAACACCTTTGTTACCACCCAAGTTTGACCAGCAAATGATAATGCGCTATCAACAGGTTGTGGATTGGTTATAATTGGCACCGAATCATTTGGTTTTTGTGATATATAATCTTGTTTTACACAAGAGCACAAAAAAACAACACTCATCAAAATACTTACAAATACTTTCATCATACTAAGGTTTCAATTTTGTTTCTAACTTGTTCATTAATACTAATCTCATTGACATTAGTTAAGATAACAGACTCCTTCAAAATCTTGTGTGGAATGTGAACCAAAAAGGTGTTACCATCGAAGTAAGAAAGGTCTTCACCAACGTTCAAAGCTCCATCTATCATCTTTAAGAATATCTTAAATTGGATTGGGTCAACGAAAGACTCGGTTAGTAAGTTACCGAACTTCTCATTCATAATTCTAACGGTGTGGTTGAAGGTTGTCTTTATCATCTGTCTTTTATTTCTACAAATATAATAATTTTTTTGGTATTAAAAAACTATTTGATATTTTTTTTTTGACTATTTATAAATATGGATATTAAAATAAATGATAATCTCTTTAATGTTAAACCCGTATTAACATCTAAGGATATACAAAATGGAATGATGGGTAAAAAGTTCGATGGAACTTTTGATGGTATGCTATTCATAATGAATAATGGACCACACTCATTTTGGATGAAAAATTGTATAGTCCATTTAGACATTATTTTTATTGATGGTAACCAAATCACCAAGATACACTATAATTGTAAACCATGCCATACCGAAGATTGTGAGTCTTACAAAGGTAATGGTGATATGATCTTAGAATTACCTGGTGGTGATTGTAAAAAATACAATATTAAAGAGGGTAATCTTGTTGATATTGTATCTTAACTTGTTTTTTCTCATCAACAAACGATTGTACTCTACCTCTAGCGATATCAGCATAATTCGGTGATAACTCAATACCTAACCATCTACGATCTAATATCTCCGCAGCAACCAAACTAGTTCCTGATCCTGCAAATGGATCTAACACTACATCGTTTTTGTAGGACAATATCTTGATCGCTTTGGTTGGTATGTCCATCGAGAAAGTTGCCTTGGTGAGTGATTTAGTATCTGCAAAGTAATTCCACTGACCAAACACAAGTTCCATAAACTCTTTTTTATCATTCTCGTCGTAGACCATTTTGTTCCTTTTAGAACCATCTTCATTTTCAATTTCAGTTAATTCTCCAGCCCACTCAGGTTGACCTTTGATTTTTTTGATGTGTTGTTTTTTGTATGCCAATACAACACATTCTTTTGGGTTATAAATGTAAGGACTTGATGGGCTCATCCAAGATCCCCAAGCCGTAGTCTTACTTCTGTGTGGTGATTGTTCTTCCAAATCCACAATACCAAAGAAACCAAAACCAATCTCTTGCATAATTCTCCACATCTCAGCCACAAAGAATATACGACCACCTTTCTTTTGACGATTAATCTCGTAAGGAATGTTCAACGCAATTCGTCCATCGTCCTTTAATAGTCTGTATGCTTCTGACATCCAATTTTTCGCAAACACTTTGTACTCATTGAACTCCACATCATCTTCGTGTACATCATACGCAATTCCTACTCCATATGGTGGACTCGTTACAATTAGATCTACCGATCCTTCTGGTAATGTCTTCATTACCTCAACGCAATCTCCGTTGATAATCTTTCCTGTTTCTATCATCTTCTTATTTTATACTCTCTAAAAAATCCCACACTTCATTTGAAAACTCTTCGTAAAGGTCTCCATCCTCATCGTCTGATAAATCAACGATTTCTTCGTCCAAACAAAAATCCACAATTATTTCGTGTATTTCACCTAGTGTTTGTTCATCGTTTTTTAATCCCTCATATTGATTTAGGATCTGATTTTTTTGTTCTTCTGTTAATTTCATAATTTACACTCCTGCTGTTAAATGGAAATAGTACCCTTTACTGTCCATATCCCCAAATGATTTATATATATTTAATTCTTTATCATCATACAGAATATCCGTGACAATTTCAACCCTACAACCAACATCAAAACTTTTAAATCTTAATTTTTCAATATCAAAATCCTCCTCAAGTGGGATATCATAGATGACATGATCACCCTTCACATAGTCTTCAATGATGAGGTATTTATTTTTATTACAATAGATTTCCTCAAAATCACATTTCTCTGAATCAATCTTATTTGACTCATATACCACATTACCCTCTTCATCATGTACTTTTACATACATTGAGTTAAAGTACGGACCTATTAAGGAATCGTTTGGACAATCAAAATAACTTTCAACATCCAATATTTCACAAACTTCGTCGTGCTCCAACTCATCGTGTTCAACTCCCTTTTCTCTAAAGACTTCGTATTGATCGTTTTTTAATTTGAAGGGGTAAACTTCAGCCCCTTTTCCCCCTAAGGTAATTTTATAGTATTTCATCCAGCAATAAATTTTACAATTGAATATGTTAACAAAATTATAATAATTAAGGATGCGAATCCCGCAAAAATTCGCATTCCCATGTAAGTTCTCTCGACCTGTTCTTTTGATCTACCTTGCCATTCATTTGAATCCCAATTCATTTTAGTTATTTTTTTCCAATTTATCAATATGATGTTGTAGATACCACATCGCTTTTTTTAGATCTTGTAGTTCTTTATCAGAATCTTTCTTTCCTGCTCTTGAGATATACTTAACCGTATTCCCTAAACTAAATCCTAAATCCCAAGCATCAATAACTTTGATCGCCTCATAAATGTTCTCTGATCCCCCATAATGTTCGGGGTGATTTACTTGTTCTTTGTTACTTTCCATGTCTTATTTCCAAAATAATTGTATTACTAAAATTCCCATTGCTAAAATTAAGCAAATTATTGTTTTTAACGTCAAAGGTTCTTTAAAAATTAACCAACTTAACCACGTAAACACAACCGCACCTACACTAAACCCGATTAGTCTTGATGGCCACATCTGACCATCAAATGCAATTATAATATTCTTTACTGAATACATAAACAATATTGAGATCGGAATACCCATCAATACCATCAACCAATAGTTGTCTTTTGCCCACTGGTATTTCAAATGTCCTTGTAGTTGGAAGAATGTTCCGATTTGAGCAAGGAACCCAAAAAGTATCCCCACAGCTAACGATCCGATATTGACCATATTTATTTTATTTTTTCAATTATACTTAATATCTCTTCATGTGTAAAACCTTCAATATACATCCTATAGACTTTTCGTGAAAAATCGTCAGTACAAATAACTGCATCGGCGGATAAGTAGTCGAAAAGATTATTGAGATTACATAAAATATTTTCTTTCTTAAGTATTCTCTTATTAAAACTCATCTTATTCGGTTTCTTGGTTTTCTGTTTGGATTTTTGTTTGAGAGATCAGACCAGCGATTCGTCTTTTGAATAGTGGTAAAAGTGTTTCGTCTATTGGGAAAATTCCGTTTGATGACATCTGAAACACGGGACTCATTCGTTTGTCCTTACTATCATATGTAGAAAATGTAGTAATAACTTTTGGTATCGTCAACTCCCCTAACTCATCAGAATAAATTAAATTTATATTCGTCATTCTTTGTGGGTTTGTTCTTGTTTCTTTTTTAATAAGATATTCCCAAACGTATGTTTTTTTGCTTGTAGATTCGGTATAAAAGAAATAACCCTTTGGGTGTAATATATTCTTTTTATTTCTTTTGATTTTCATATCCAAAGAATCAAATACTATTGTCCAAACGGATTTTGCAACACTAAAGTATTCCATTATTCTTGGAGCTGAGAAGGATAATATATCTCTGAACTCAGTCATTTCATCTCGAGTCATTTCAGGTATTGATTTGACTTTCAAATCTTTAACCATGATCTCGTCATCAATGTTATTCAATTTTTTTTCGGTATAGACAATTTTACCATCTCTCATAAGTGCTTGAACATTCATGAGGTGTAATGATAATTCGATAAAACCTGGATATAGTTCTAACTTATCCAGTTTTTCACCCATTTTTTGGAAATATGAAAGAAGCTTGTATTCTTTATATTCTCTATCGATTGGTTTTTCAAACATCCAATCGGTGTTCATTAAAAATTCTATTTTCTTTCTCTTTGCCATTATATAATAAAAAAGTAAGTCAAATATGTTAACAAATAAAGACCTAACTTACTCTCATTATATAATAGTCTTCATCACCTACTCTAATATAATCGGCTTCACCATCATACGAGTTTAATAAAACACCATAACCATCCGCGTCCACCACTTCTTCGGTGACCTTATTTAAATCAACAAAATCCATGATAAAATCTTTATCGAAACCATAATCATTAATAAATGTGTTAATATCATTTTCATATTCATCAACTCTTTCATCAACCAAAGATTGTATGTAATCTTCATCATAGTCACCTTGAGGATCTTCTTCAATATCTTCAATTATATTTTCAAACCCTTCAATTTTTTTAAGGATTATATTTTTTTGGTCTTCCGGTAAGTTCTCAGTAGTTAATTTAGTTTTAAGGACTTCAATTGATTTTTTAAACTTATCAACTTGAGCTTGTTGTGTTGTAGATAAAGTTAAAGGAACGTCATGACCTTCTGGATCATTATAGTACATATCAGCGTAGAATTCATCTAACCATCTTCTCCAATACACTTTATCTATTGAGTTATCCCAAACCCAACTTGAGAACGCTTCGTGACCCATGTCGTCAATCATATTACTAACCGCACTTTTTGATGCCGCGTGTGCTTCATCTTCAGTATACACATCGTAAAGAATACCATCAAATCCGGCATCGCCACCTAACCATTCATATTGCTTACCATAACCATAGGTTCCCCTACCTTGTGGGTATATAAAATACTTATCCTCACTTACTTCAACGTTACCTTCCCCATCTCCGGTCATACCAACCTCACCATTTAATTTTAAAATATCGAATAATGCTGACGTTCTTATAGAATCATCATCACCATTACCAATATTCCATTCGTCTTCTTTTCTTTTCTGATCTAACTCGGCAAGTTTTTTATTAAATTCAAGTTGTTTTTTTGTTTTCCACATAGATGATCCGTAATCATCAATATAACCATCTACCGTAATACCATTCAAGTTAGGTACGTTTGTGTTGTTAATGTTCAATCTCCCCATTATTCTTACAACACCAGTTAGAGGTCCTACATTTTTAAAATTACGAAGATTTAAATCACCATTAATTACAATACCTTTACCTTTATATGGTTTTAGTTTTGCGACTCTGTCCGCAATTCCACCAACATCTTCTAAATTTTCAAGATATTGTCCAGGTGTGATAGTTACAAGATTCTCATCCTGCTCTATGAGTAAATTACTTAATATATTTTTAATTGACATATGTTATAAATATTCAACAAAAAGAATTGATTATTCAATAATGTGGATTAATCTTATTTTATAAGATATTTATAATAAAGATTTTTAATAAATGGATTGTGGTATTTATAAAATAGAAAACCTGATTAACAATAAAATTTATATTGGTAGCTCAATTAACATCAACGATAGAAAATATAAACATTTTTGGATGTTAAGAAAAAATATTCACGATAATAATCACCTACAAAATTCATATAACAAATTTGGTGAAGAAAATTTTAATTTTGGGGTTTTAGAATTATGTGATATTAATGATTTAGTGACTTTAGAGAATAAGTATATTGAACTTTATAAAGCCGATGATTTAGAATTTGGGTACAATTTGGCGAAAGTTAACGAATTTAGACGGAATACCTTCAATGATACCGTAAAATTGAAATTGTCGAGGTATAACCTCAATAAAAATGGGAACATAAAAAATTTTATGTTGACTGAGATTTCTAATAATAAATGTAATATTTTTGATAACCTATTTGATGCCGCAAGATATTTAATAAATGGGGGTTTTACCAATGGTTCTGAAAGAAATGTTAGACAAAAACTTTCATCGTCATTAAGAGGTAAAACCATAAACAACGGTTATAAAGGTTCAATAAGAAAAACTATTTATAAACACGAATTTAAACTAATAAACTAATAAAATCAAAAGCTATGTCATGCGGATGTAAAAACAAACAACAGACACAACAACCTCTACCTCAGACTCAACAAGGAGCTAACACTACACAGAACCAAACCAATGTTCAAGAGTCGGTTAAGAAAATTGTGAATAAATATTATAGAAGATAATATTTGCGTATCATCGAGGAGAAGGTGTTCCATTTGGAGCACCTTTTTTGTTTTTTAGATATTTATACGATATGAGTTTACAAAGGGCAAAGAATTTAGTGGATATATTTAATAATGGTGATTATGATGATGAAATTGAACCTTACTTCAATGATTATATCACTTTCTTTAAATTCATTAAAAAATACGGTCTTTTAGGTGAAATAGATTTAGACCAAATAGGTTATCGTGATTGGGACGATGAAATCATAAAATTTTTAGATGAAAATGGTGCTTTAACTAATCTTAGTTATGATGACGCACCTGATGAATTAAAAAATATTCTTCTACTTCGTAAATTAGATGAAAACTATGAAGATGCAATGGCTTTTATTTTAGGTAATTTAATAACGGACGTCGCGGTTAGACCTGACGGTTTTTATTTATATCTTAGCGATAGAGAAGAGTTAGCAAACTTTTATTGTGGAGGTAGTGGTCGAAGAGATGGTAGTAGACATGTTGCTGAACAAGTATTCAGTGAAGATGGTTTAGAATATGGTTATTACGATACTAGTTCAAAACCATATGAGACGGTGACTGAATTAGATGACACAAATTTAACCAAACTAAAAGATATTATTTACAAAGAAGTTGGTAATGCGGAATTATCTTTAGATGATTATAGTTCCGACTTTTTTGAGGATTTATCGGAAGAACAAGGAACTCCTGGTTATTTTAGAATAAGACCTGAAGATCTAAATGACTTATTAAAAGATGTTGACGCAACTAATGAATTGTTTAGTAATGATTTAGAGGAAATTGGTCAAGAATTAAGAAGTCTTTATTATAACGCCGAAAATTCAGCATACGAGAGTGAAATTTATGACGCAATTTACGGTGGTTTAGATGAATATTTTGAGGGTAAGATCGATGAGGTGCCTCATAAAGTTGGTGAAAAAACTCGTTATATTCAATACATTAAAATTAGAGATTTTGTGAGTCAAATTAGAGAGTTTTTAGAATACAACAAAGGTAAAGCATATACAGATTCGTTTTTAGAATACTATGGTGGTTATAGTGATTTTTTGGTGGGTCGAATGAATGATGGGGCATTTGATTGTATTGATGTAAGACTTCCAGACTACCCTGACTACTCAATGACACAGAAAAATATCAACGAGTTCTTTAACGATTACATCTAACTATTTATAGTTTAACTTTTTTTCGATATACATTTAAAAAAGTTAAATTATATGAGAAAATTAGAAAAAAACACAAGAAGGTATTTTGTAAATTTATTTGCCGAATACATTCTATCTAAATTCGACAAGAAAGAAAATACAATAATCCAAATCACAGATTGTGAAACCTTTGTGGTTGTTAATGGTCAAACAACAAGCAATAAAGAGTTAGACCTTAGTGAACTTAAATACGACTTCATTAAAGAGTTTGAAGACCTTTTCACATCGTTAGGGATAAAGGACATCAACGTAATAGATATAATCAAGTACGAACAAAGTATTGATGATTTATCTAAGGCTTGGGTTAGGGTTAACAAATCACTTCAGGTTGAAGAAGAGGATCCATTCACCGAGATCAGTGTCACATCAGAATTCCCTTATGGTTATAGTTTAGGATGTGGTAGAGGGATTTACTATTACGGACATTATATCTTTAACCAAATGTATAGTCTACTTGGCGTA